CCTCCTAACTTTAATCCTTACTTTACTGGGTCTTTTGTAGAATTAGCTCAAAATGCTGGCTTCTTTAAAAACTTATAATTAAATTTGATAAACTAATATATTTATAATAAAACTACACAATAATGGGATATTTAAATAATTCAGTAGTAACAGTTGATGCTATTTTAACTACAAAAGGAAGAGAATTATTAGCTCAAGGTAATTTTAATATTACACAATTTGCCTTAGCTGATGATGAAATTGATTATACTCTTTACAATCCAACACACCCTTCAGGTTCTGCTTTCTATGGTGAGGCAATTCAAAATATGCCTTTGTTAGAAGCATTCCCTCAAGAAACTCAAGTGATGAAGTATAAATTAACTACTTTACCTCGTGGTACAGCTAAAATGCCAATTCTTGAAACAGTATCAATTGTTAATATTAAACAAGGTCAATCACAAGTTATTGATCCTGAAACAGCTAACTACTTTAGCAGAAAAGAAAGTTCAGGATATACCTTTACAATTGCTGATGCTAGATTAATGTCAACTTTTGAAGGTGTAGGTATTAACACAGATCAAGCTACTACTCTTAACCAAACAACAACTGTTGGAACTAATGTATCTAAGACAGTAATTGGTACAACTTTAAGTTTAAGAGGTACTACTGTTAATACATTATTTGGAACTACAACTACTACTTTGTATACTACATTAACAATTGTAGGTAGAGATAGTGGAGCTAGAGTAACTATTCCTGTTCAAGTAAATAAAGTATCTTAATATATAGAATATGTCATTTAAAAGATTAGAAGCTGATGATTTCGTAATAAGTGCTGACTCTGTTGTTGCCCCAATGTGGTCAACAGGTAATGCTGAGTTAACTCAATTTTACTCTTCTTCAGTACAAGAAGCTGGTGCCTCTGGAGATTTTTATCTAAATGTATACCAAACAGGATCTGATTTATCAGGTTCAGCAGTTCAATTTGGAATTGCTTATGGTAACAAATATGGTAGCGGTAGTAGAGTATATAACTTAGCAGTTGATGGAAAATCACCTTCATCTACTGTTTATGGTCAATACCAAAACTTAGTAATTGGAGATGAAAATACAGACTTTGTATTTGGTAATGTTACCCAATCCCAATTCCACGCTATTACTTTTGAAAGAGCTAGATATAAAGAATCATTACTCCCAGGTTCATTAACCTTAAAAATTTCAGGAAGTGCTGGAAATATATCTTTAACAGACAATAGTCAATATATTGTAGCTGAAACTTTTAATGAAGCAGGAAGAGTATACCAATTAATTTCTGGTTCAGCAGGTACTAAAATAACCAACGATGGAACTACTTCAGATGGTTATTCTGCTAAGTCAGGTTCATATGGTTGGTTCTTACCAGACATTGGAACTATTCTATTAAACTCAACAGCCTTAGCTCAACCAGCTATTAGTGGAGGTATTGCTTTTGGATATAGTGGTTCAACAGATTCAGGAAACGCAGGTACAGGTTCAGCCTTACCAGGAATTACTCCTATGTCTTCTATGTATAAAGCTATTTCAGGTTCAGCAGGAGCTGCTAGTTTCACTATTAATTCAGATGAAACTATTACTGCTGATTATATCTTTGTAAGACCAAGAAGTTCAGAGTTTAACTATTCAGAAAACCCAAGTTTTATATCAGGTTCAACAGGTGAAGTATTATATAGTTCATTTATTAATAATCCTGTTACTTATATAACAACTGTAGGAATGTATAATGACAATAACGAATTATTAGCAGTTGCTAAACTTTCTAGACCTTTAACTAAAGACTTTACAAAAGAAGCTTTGATTAGAGTTAAGTTAGATTTCTAAAATGAATGAGCGCGTACAAACAGTTTCTAGCGTCAGATATAATTGTTACACCATTTGAGGTTAACAAGAGATTCTCCTTTGAAGGGGCGGCTGCTTTAACTGGTTCTACTGTTGGTATTGATCGTTATTTAGGAAAAAATATAAATTTAATCCCTTTCCTATCAGGATCAAATCCTACTACGGGTCAGATAACTCCTCAAGACCAACAATTGGTTTATGAGTCTATAAAATTACTTTATTACTCTAACTACTTAAATACTACAAGTAGTTTTGGAGCCCAACCTACTACCTCTAGTTTAATACCTGGATATGATGTTGAAGGAGATGTTATAGTAGGACCTACTTCTTCTCAAGGTAGATATTATAATTATTTACAAACAGATATAACTTTCCAAAAATATTTTCCAACAGGTTCTGATTCAACCATAGGTGTTATATCTATACCAACAGGAGTGTTTGGAAATTATATTCAACCTAATTCTTTTTCTTGGATTGCTCCTAGTGGTTCTATAACCGATGATGGAGAAGGTAATTTAATCTTTACTAGTACAGGACAAATATGTGGTAATATATTTTATAGCCACGGTATAGCAGTAATTACTAGTGATTCATCACCCCAAGGAGATACTTATGGAACAGCTAGATATGGTTCATCTCTTTATGGAGTATCAGATTCTGTTATAGTTGAAAATTTTGTAACATCTTCTAATGTAACTTGTTCATTCTCATCTTCATTAACTATTTATGAAACTCAATATAAATGTACTATTAATGAAAATGAGTATAATTTCACTTTAAACCCATCTGTTTCTTCAGGCAGTGTACCTTATTCAAGTTCAATAGGTACATTCTATACTCCTGGACAATATTTAAATAGTTGGGCTACAGGATCTGATTTTAGTCCTTATATTACAACAGTAGGTTTATATGATAATGATCAAAACTTATTAGCAGTTGGTAAATTATCTCAACCATTACTTACAAGTCCAACTACAGACACAACAATCCTTATAAACATGGATAGATAAATTTTATGAATAATTGGTTTTCAAAAACAGAAACAGATTGGGGAACAAAAATAAAAAAAGAATATCTTACAATTGAAGATTTCCCAGAAGATACTTATGGTTTTATTTACATTGTAACTCATAGACCTACAGGAATATGTTACCTTGGTAAAAAAGTTCTTTACCATAACGTAAAGAAAAAACTAACAAAAAAGGAACTAGCAGAACAAACAGGCCCAGGTAGAAAATCAGCTACAAAAGTAGTAACAAAAGAATCAGACTGGAAAACCTATTATGGCTCTGCTAAACCAATTTTAGAATACATAAAGGATGGTAAACAAGAGGAATTTACCCGTGAAATTTTACAATTGGTTCCTAATAAAAAACTTTTAACTTACTATGAATGTAAGTTTTTATTTAAATATGGTGTGTTAGAACACCCAGAAGGATATTTTAATGATAATATTTTAGGAAAGTTTTTCACCAAAGACTTTGCTTCTTAATTATCTCTTATTATATTAAGACTATGCTCAATCAGCCTTTGATTGCATTAGTTAACTCTGTCCTAGGAACAGGCAAACAAACAGCAAGTGGTAACTATGCTTACCATTGTCCTTTTTGTAATCACCATAAGCCTAAGTTAGAAGTCAATATGAAAGAAAATGCTAAAGGAGAAAATCCTTGGCATTGTTGGGTGTGTGATAAAAAAGGTAAAAAAGTATATCAATTATTTAAGGCAGTTGAAGCTCATCCTGATAAAATAACAGAGTTAAACTCTATTGTAAAATATACAGGTCCTGAAAAAATAGTTGAGACTGTTAATAAGTTAACTTTACCTAAAGAATTTAAAGCATTTAAAGACATTCCTAAATCAGATATTGAAGGAAGACATGCTTTAGCTTATCTAAAGTCTAGAGGAATAACAGAAGAAGATATTTTAAAATATAATATTGGATATTGCACTTCAGGCCCTTATAAAAAAATGATTGTTATTCCATCATATGATGCTGAAGGAAAACTAAATTATTTTACTGCTAGAAACTTTGATAAAAACTCTACTTTAAAATATAAGAATCCATCTGTATCGCGCGACATCATACCATTTGAGTTGTTTATAAACTGGAATATACCGCTTATATTATGCGAAGGACCATTTGACGCTATATCTATCAAAAGGAATGTAGTCCCGCTTTTAGGAAAAAATATTCAAACAAAATTAATGAAGAAGATAGTAATGTCTTCTGTAGATAAAATATATATTGCCCTTGATAAAGACGCTCAAAAACAAGCTTTACAATTCTGTGAGCGTTTATTAAATGAAGGAAAAGAAGTTTATTTAGTAGATATGAAAGATAAAGACCCAAGTGAAATGGGTTTTGAAAACTTTACTAAATTAATTCAAGAAACTTATCCATTAACATTCTCTGAGTTAATGGGAAAAAAACTATTTTTATGAGTAAAAAAAACATTAAAAAATCTTACGATAGAATATTACAAATTTCTGAAGATGCGAAACAAATCACTATGCCAGACTCACGTTACTATAGACGTAACGGAGAGTATTATCCTTCAGTAACTTATGTTTTATCATATTACCCCAAAGGAAAATTCTTTGAAGACTGGTTAAAAAAAGTAGGTTATTCATCTGAATATATTGTTAAAAAAGCAGGTGAAGAAGGTACTCAAGTACATGAAATGATTGAGGCTTTCCTTAATGGAGAAGAATTAAACTTTTTAGGTCCTCATGGTGGTCCATTATATCACCCGGATGTATGGCAAATGTTTTTACGTTTTGTTGATTGGTGGGAAGAATATAACCCAACATTAATTGAGACTGAGGTACATTTATTTTCAGACGAGCTTAAGGTAGCAGGTACATGTGATATGGTTTGTGAAATTGATGGTCAACTTTGGATTGTAGACTTTAAAACATCTAATAATTTACAAACAACTTATGATTTACAAACTGCTGTTTATGGTAAGTGTTATGAAGAATGTTATGGTAAAGTACCTGACCGTTATGGTATTCTTTGGTTAAAATCTTCTAAGCGTAAGGGCGCAAGTGGTAAAATGCAAGGCAAAGGATGGGAAATGTATGAGTCATCTCGCACCCAAGAAGAAAATCTAGATATCTTTAAAACAGTTAAAAAATTATTTGATTTAGAAAACCCCAAGCATTCTCCAATATTTACTGAGTTTAAAACTCAAGTAAAAAGAAAGTTATAATATTTATGATAAAATCAATAAAATGAAAGACATTATAAGAATGAGTCAATTAGCAGGTATTATCACTGAAGGTCAAGCTAAAAAAATGATGGAAGTATTAAACGAAGAAGATGGATCTGTTTTAACTCAAGACGATTTTGATACTTTAGAAAATAAAGGATTTGAAATAAATTTTGTTAATCCTGAACATCACCTTTTTTATATTGAAAGACAATATAGATTACCCAAAGCAGATTGGAGATATTTAAATAATCTTTTACAAAAGAAAAACATCCCATTTGAAGTTAAATTTTGGAGAGGTGATGGCGATAAAGGTCAAAGTAAACAAATATGGATTGATACCAAATACACAGATGTTCCTAACCCACTTGGTTAATAAAAATTCTTAAAAAATATTAAAAGAAAGGGCTTGGTTATCCAAGCCTTTTTTATAATATTTATGACAAACCCTATCTATGATTGGACTGGTATCTTTATTGATAGAAATGCAAGGAAATCCAAAAGCAATAATTTTGGCAGGCTCTCCAGGGGCAGGCAAAGGGTCAATAACAGGTGACTTAGACTTATCTGGACTTAAAACATTAAATTTAGACGATACTATAGCAGCTTTATCAAAGGCTGATGGTTTTACTTTAAACCAAAAAGCTACAGATGCTGAAAATAGGAGTGCTTTTATGAAAGCTATGGCTGCGGCTACTAAAAAGCTTAAAGACGAAGACATTCCTAATACTATAGCTAATAAAAATTCATTCATACTAGACGGCACTTCAGCCTCATCTAAACAAACTATAAACTTATATAATCAATTAAAAGACAATGGTTACGATGTTATGATGCTTTATGTTTACACTGATTTAGAAACGGCTCTAGACAGAAATGAAAAGCGCTTTGAAAAATCAGGAGGTGAAGATAGAAGTTTAATGCCATCTGCTGTTTACAGAACTTGGTTACAAGTTTATAAAAACTTTGATGAATATAAACAATTGTTTGGAGATAATTTTGTTTCTGTAGCCAATACAGGTAAAAGTGAGACAATGAAAGATGTAGAAAAAATTCTACAAAAATATATTGACCCATATAAACCAACAGACGCTAAACCTAAAACAGAAAAAGAACAGGCTAAAGCAGAAAAATTAAATAAGGAATTAAACCAACAAATGGAAGAGTTTTTAAACTCTGATAAAATAAAAAATATTATAGACAATTCAGTCTCAAAAGAACAAGCACAACAAAAAATCACTAACTTTATAAACAAATGAAATTATTAGACTTATTAAATGAAGTAGAAGAAGCTGAAAAAGCAGTTAAAGAAACATCCCCAATTACCGAAGCTGAAAAAATTCCAGTAGATGAAGTAGGTAAATTCTTTGTAGTTGAAAAACCAAAACAAAATTCAGAAATAGAAGATGTTGTATGGGAATGTGACCTTCCAATGTTTGCTCTTCAAGTTAAAGGTGGATTAAAAATTGAAGATATTTTAGGTGTTTACAAACAAAAATCTGATGCTCGTAGAGTAGGTACTGAAGCTTTAAAAGCATTTCAAGACCAGCTTAAAGAAATGGAAGATGCTATGAATGAATTTCGTGAAGCTAAAAAATCCATCGAGGAAAAAAGAAAATCAGCTGCTGAAAAAGTTAAAGCTTTAAAATAAATGAATCAACTAACTAAATTCCTTATTGGAGAACTGTTAGATGAAACAAAAACAGTGGCTATTTATGGGGGTGGGTTTAAACCACCAACCAAAGGTCACTTTAATGTTGCTAAACAAGCTTTAGAAGAACTTCCTGACATAAATGAATTAAAAATATTTGTTGGTAGTGGAGTTAGAGATGGTATTACACAGGAAGAATCTTTAGCTATTTGGAACATTTATAAAAATTATCTTTCTGATAAAGTAGATGTTGAGGCATCTATTGCCCCTGTTAAATCTGTTTTAGGATATGCTAAAGAACATCCTGAAGAAAAAGTTTATTGGGTTTTAGGAGCTAGAGAAGGTGATGAAGATGATTTAGCTGATATTGCTAACCGAACTAAATCCATTAGTAAATACCCTAACCTTGAGGTTAAAGTGATTACCTCTAAAGGTGGTGTTAGTGGAACTAAAACTAGAAAAGCAATAGCCGATAATAATAAAGAACAATTCCTTCACATGATCCCAGACGTTGAAGAAAAAGAACAAATTTGGGATATGGTTAAAAACTTAAAAGAAGCTGTAACACCTGATGAGTTAAAACAAGCTGATACTTATGCTGATAAACAATTAGGAATTGATATTGATTTAACTTCTTCTCATTTATTAGACAGACTAACTGACAGAGAATCAGATGTTACTTTAGCTCAATTAATAGGATTTTTTAAACGTTTAGGTAAAAAGAAAGAAGAATTTATAGACTTTTTTACTAAGTTTAAAGAAATTGTAGCTACAGATAAAAGAACAGATTTAAATATTCCTTTTCTTAATAAAGTTAATAAAGCAATTGCTAAAACAATTATGCGAAAAGATGATTTTGAAACAACTAATCCTAAATTAGTATTTGAAGGTCGTTATGATACTATAACAAGTACAGTTGTTAGAGACATAATGGATGAATGGAAGTCTCAATATGATGGAGGTACAGGTAAATTTGAGTTAGAGGAAGATTATGATACTGTTAACTCTAAAGGTCAACCTATTAAATTTGAATTATATGCTGTATTAACAGTTAGAAAAACTAAATATGGTATCTATAGAGTAGATGGAGGAGCTGATCCTACAAGAAAATTACCTTATTTAGAAGTTAAATTTCAAGTAGATCCTAGAGACTTACCTCAAAAATGGGAAGAAATTTACATGGATTTAATTGATGTTGTTAGACATGAAATAGAACATATGACTCAGCAAGGGCCTAATGTTGTTGCCTCTACTACTACTTACAAAAATAAAAAAGGAGAAGAAGTAACAAGGTTTGATTCTAAAGAAATGGCTGATGACCAATTGTTAAGAAATCTTATTAAATTAAAATTCCTCCCAAAATCAGAATACTTTAAACTAGAACAAGAAGTAGACGCTATGCTTCAAGGTATGTACCTAAAAGCTAAAAAGTCAAGAACACCTTTTAAAGATGTAATTAATAATTACTTTGATAAAGCTAGAGTATCTAAAAAAGATAGAGAAGATATTTTAGACTTATGGAAAAAAAGAGCTAAAGCTTTATCTTTACCTTTAAATGAAGTAGGTGAAGCAAATCTTCAACCATATAAATGGACTGAAGAGGAATATGATGATATAGGTATTGAGGTAAGTTTTGAAACTGATAAAGGTGTTGAATATAGTGTTCAATTACAACGTAATGTTTATAAATTTATTCCTGTATTAGATGTAGAATTTGCAGCTGGTGTAATAGATCCTAATTTTGGAGGAGGTATGTCTTCTAAAATAACTATTAATAAAGGGGAACTATTCAAAGTAATGTCTACTATTGTAGATATTATAAAATATTATCTAAATCAAACAGAGGCTCAAGGTATTGTATATGCTCCTTCTAAAAAATCAGGCGAAGAAGATACAGGTAATCAAAGAGATAATTTGTATAGAGCTTTTATAAGTAAAGCAATTCCAGGAGCAAAAATTATTCAAAAAGGACCAATGATAGTAGCTTTACTTCCTGGACATGATACATTAGATGAAGGAAAAGAACCAGCTAAAGGCACAGGTAAAAAACCTAAAGGTTCTAGTCGTAGATTATACACAGATGAAGACCCAAAAGACACTGTAGGTATATCTTTTAAAACTAAACAAGATATAATAGATACTTTAAATAAAGCTTCATTTAAATCAAAGTCTCATGCTCGTCAATCTCAGATTATTAATGTAATACATCAACGAGTAAGAGCAGCTTATGGTAGAGCAAAAGATCCTGAGGTTAAAAAACGTTTAAAAACAGCTTTAGATTATGCTGAAAAACGTAAAGAAGCATCTAAAAAGAAAACAGAACGCTTACGTAAAATGAAAGAAGCAGCTGACCCACAAGCAGGAACAGCTTTACCTTATGGTTCAGGTTTCGCTCCTATAAAAGAAATTTACCAATTTAAAGTTTCAGACAAAAACTATGATGAAGAAGATAATTCTTTAATTTCAGTTGACTATAAATTTTCTACTCCTGACAATGATTACAGAGTTGAATTTCATTCAGGCGAATACAACCCAGAAGCTAAAACATTTGATGTTTCTTTTGGAATAGACCAATATAGTTCTAAACTTGATACCTTCCAAATGACAGGTGAAGGCAATGCTTTAAGTATCCTTAAAACTATTGTTGATATTATTAAAGATTTTACAAATCGCTTTGAAGTAAATAAGTTAATTATTAACCCAACAAGTGAAAAACGTGGAAAAGTTTATTCAATGGTATTAAAAGCTTTACCCCAAGATATTTTAAATAAAGTAAAACTTATAAAGGAAAACGATCAAGAATTAGATAAACAAATAAATTCTGTTTTACAAGACTGGATTATATCTTCTTTAGATGATAAAGAAAAAAGATCATCTGCTTTACAAAA